GCGCTGATGACATCAGCGGCACGGCTGACTGCTCCTGACGTTGTGGGGATGTATGTGGTCGCGACGCTGCCTAATTCACCTTGCGCACCCCAAACATAAAATTCTGCGCTTAAATCATTGCCTTGATTTTGTCGGAATCCAAAGCCCAGTAACTCTCTATTCCCTGATGCTAAAGTGCTGACTTTTGTTGTTTCAACTCTCTGCCAATCATTAGTGAGTGTAACCAAAATCATGTTTATAATAGCACTTCCATTCCATTGCCACACATTTATCTGCTTTCCAACTTGATTGCTATCTTTTGCTCTTATGTAAATTGTGCTTGTATATGTTCCAGAAACCGCTAAATTTTGTATTTGAGATACATAAGTTGAACTGCCCGTAGAGCCTGTAACGTTAAGCCTTGTCATTGACACTAATGATGCGCTCTGCGTGCCATCAGGAGCAATAATTCCTGATACATTATTCTGAACCGAAGTGCTTGTCCCTTGTAAACTTGCTGAATCAAACCATTGCGAAAAAGTTGATACAGTTCCGCTTGTTATGTTTTGACTTTGAAACACCAAATTCTGCCCACTCGCCTCCACCAACAAGCCGGGACACGACTGCCCCAGCCAATCGATGCGCGGCACTCCCGATGCGACGCTCTCAATCAAACCGCTGCTATTCACGCGCGTCGCCGTAGTGTTGCGACTGACGGTGAAACGCATCGTGCTATCCTCGGCCACAAACGGAGGCACGTCTTGGTATAGGTTGCCGGCCTTGTAGAATTGCGGCACAATAAGCAGCGATGGCGTATTAGGCAGACCTGCGTTGTAGGCATTAACACCCCGAGCTAACAAGCACGGAGCATCCTCAACGGTAGCGCCAGCAGCCTTAGCGCCTTCAAGCGCCTTGTAGAACTCCGACTTGTACGCGCCATTGTTGCCCAGCATCGTCGCGTTGGGGATAGCGTAGCCCTGGATCATAGCGCTTAGTCAGTATATGCAACAGCAGTGCCAGCGGCAATCGTGACCGCCTTAATCGTCAAGCCCTGTGGCGCACGCACAATCATACCGGTCTGCCATTGGAATGTAGAGTTGAAGCCGAGCACTGTCAACAGGTTGCGATCCAACTGATCCGTCAGCGTGCTGATCGTCGTGTTCGGCGTGTTGATGACCAGGAACTTGATGCGCTGATTTGTCAACGCAGCAGCGGTAGCTCCCGATCCACTCACACCCACAACTTGGATGTTGAGGCCATCAGCCATCATATCTTGGGTTACTGTACTCATAGCTTTGTGTTTATTGTAAATATACCTTAGGTAGGAATTTCACAAACTGAATGCCCCCAGGGGATGTCAAAACTTAGCGCAGCCGTCCACCCGGCTACCTTGTCATCCCTGGCTTCGACAAACCTGGTCAAAGCCACGCTCTCCTGAAGTGTCCATATCTCATCGGGATCATCCGTCAACGATGCAATGAAGTCCTGAGCCGTGCGCAGCTGATCGCTCAGCACCTCGTCTTCATTGTCAGTCCACCGGTAGACAACACTGCCGCTGATGGTGGCATCGAGGCCACGCAGGTCTTCAACGCGGTCCATCCAATAGCACTGCACTGTCAGCGTCAGCACGCCCCTCCCCGCTTGTGCAGAGATGACGTCAGCGAAGACCAAGGGATAGGCGATCCTATCCCTGTCGCTGGTGCGTAGATTTATTACATTGTCCGTCCCGATTGCCAGCGGATCCCCGGTCCCGAAGCTGTTCACCTGGGGATGGTTTACCGCTCGCGTCATCAGGGCGTTTTTGATCTTTACCCAAGACATAGCGTGCCAGTTTTAATACGTTGTTTTTATGCGCTCCCATTAGCAATTATCACATCCATACCAGCCTTCGTCGTTAATGCCATACGGCCTATCCAAGCCGACGCCACGCATCCGGTATCCGCGATCCAGCACCATGCCCACGCGATAGTTGGTGGCATTCGGGTAGATCGTGTCAATGGCCACCGTTGGGCTGTTGAACAGCGGGTAGTCATTGCGGTTCTCGACCAGGTAGCGTGTCACCCGCTCGCTGTACCACTCCGCATCGCTCTTGGTGCGGTCCATCAGCCTGGTGATCTCATCGACATTCATCGCCGTGCTCTCCGTGCTACTCCGCCGATCCATACCTTTGTTCATATACTTAAAGGCTAACACCATTGGCAGCTCAAATTGCAGCCACTGAACGAGTGCCGGCTGGATGTAATCTTCCAGCAGCGTGGTGTTCAGCGCACTCACACTCTGAGCGATGATCTGCGCCTTGATCTCGTTGTACAGCGGTGATCCGATGATTGGCTGTATGCGCATCTCCTGCACCTTGATCAGCGTCGGCCGTATCTGCGTGTAGCTGACGTTCTCGTTGATGATGCTGTTCTCGAGCAGCGTCTGCTCGCTGATAAATAGTGCTTTGCTCATGGCGCTTCTGTTATTCTGTTTCCTCTGCGTATAACTGTGACCTGCTCCCAGATATGGCGGCATTGCGGTGTGCGGATGTCCGCCGGTCCCGGTCTGCGATACCACCCACCCCTACGCGCCCAGACGCTGTATCCCATGATCTGCGATATTTGATTTATCTCATCCCTGGTGTAGACCTTGCCGCTCTGCGCCATCTGCATCATGATCGTGCAGAACTCCCTGCTGGTCTTGACATCTCTGTTGCTGAATCCAGGTGCCCATGCGTAGCGATAGCGCATCTCCAGCGTCGGCACCTCCGTAGGCGCTGTCTCCTTCTGGATGGTGTCAATCACCCGGCGGATGGGATAGCGGTTCTTCTGCATCAGGTATGCCACCCGCTTGCGTATGCGTTCACGGCTGACACCAAACTCCCGCGCCATCTCTTCCACCGTTGCATCTAAGTTCCTGCGCCGGTACTTGATGATTTTGTCATCCAGCTCTTTCTCTTCTTCATCCAATGCCGCAAACGCCTGCTTGGTGGCGTTGCTTATATCCTCTTCCAGCTTACCAGTGAAGTGCAGCGGCTGGCTATGCAGGATGACGTAGTCGCTCTCCTGGCTGCCAAATGTCGAGGCCACGCGGTGCAGGATCTCGTACTCTTCGTTGCCCCAATCACACGTCGCATCCTCATAGTCCTCAGCGCTGAACTCCTGCTCATTCACGCCCAGGAATGCATCGACCTGCTCAGCACTCAAACCGAAGCCAGCACCCAACATCGTGCGCGCTTGCTCCAAGTTAATCTTGCCCTGGCCATAGTGTCTGACGATGCGCATCAAGTTCTGATACTGCCGCCCCGATAAGGTGCGTATCGCTTCGTTTATGGGCTCTGCGGTCGCTTCTATGGCGAGATCTCCCTCGCCTGGCTCTATCACTTCACCCGCTGTTTTCAGTGGCTCTAATCCCGCTTTTTCACGCAGCTCATCAGGTGTCATAATTGACATCAGCGCCTGCTCCGATAGCTGCTCGGTGATCGGCTCAACCGGGATCAGCGTCAAGCCTTCAACGCCGTTGAACGATGCCAGGTAGTTGATAGTCCGCTCAATCCTCTTGATCCGATCCTGAACGTAGGTGTTGCGGAATAGCTCAAAGGCTTCCACCAGTTCCTTGCGTCCTCCGAGCTGTCCTTCAACACGAACGCCAAACAGCTGAGGGTTGGTCACCCGGTGGCTGATGAAGATCTCCTGTTGGACTGTTTTATTCAGCACCTCAAACTGCTTATCCATGTCGCTCGGTGTCAATGGCAGCATCGTTGGTGCCTTGGTGGCATCATCGTTGAAGGTGACAACAAAGCGGCCTGCGTTATCCGTGCCGCTGAACTTGCGCTTAATCTGACGCTCAATGTCGACCTGCTCTTCGGGCGTGGGGATGCCGTTGTTGAAGTTAATCAGGTAGCCTCCCCAGAAATTGTTGCGCAGGTTGTTGTTGTGGAAGTTGGCGATCTCAACATCGGCCTCAATCCACGCCAAGCCTCCAAGGTACTCCGGCAGTGGGTAGTACTTGACACCGGCTGAATAGCATCGGTAGTAGAACAGCTGCTTGCCGATGCGGTTCTCAGGATCGAAGGCAGGAATGCGCTCGATGTCCTCGACCTTAGGGAACTGGCGGATCATCTCTTCGTTGTACCAGTTGGCAATTTGGAACATCTTCTCCTTCTTATCGACGCGCACACGCTCAAAGGCTACATGCTCCATCCTGGCAATCTGCCCGGATCGTGACCAGGTGACAGCAATGGCCATGCCGTTGAACAGCTCAAAGTCGAGGCACAGCTTCTGCGTGAGGTCGTTCAGGTCGTCAACTTCGTTGGCGTCGCTGATAAATTTCTCTTGCTTAGCCCTGGTCTCAAGGGTGCCTTGCTCATCGCCTTGCCATCCACCACCGATGATGTAGCCCACTTTGCCGTTGACAATGGCGTTGTGCTTTGAGCTGCGCCGGTACATATTGAGCAGGTAGTAGGGGTACTCATTCTCAACGCCGTAGCCGATGTAGTCGAGTCCAGGTTGCTCGACCATAATCGGCACCTTGTGTGCGAATCCTGGCCAAGCGAAGAAGCGGTGAGGCTGGCTCTTTTTAGTTGTTGTAGACGGCATAGTCGATCGTGTTATTTTGTTTAATGTAT